GTCTCAGATTGCCATGAATTGGCTCCCCAAGTATTATTACCCCAGGTTGCTGCCATAAGGAGTTCCTCCTTATGCTATTCTTACTATCGCTGTTGTAGCTGCTGCTGCCGGAAATTGAATTGTAAAAGTTCCACTAGAAACAGTTTTGTCTCCACCAAATGCTACTGCGCAAACTGCTGGATCACCACTCGCTGAATCATTAAAAATTAAACAACCATTAGCTGTGAAAGAAGCTGTTGTCCAACTCGTATCTGCAAAATCACAAACTGCTGTTGAAGAATCTAAAACAGGTGTAACACTTGTTAAAGCGTTTCCTTTAGCTGTGTATGCCGTTCCAGATGAATTTGTTATTTCATTAGATGATGAGTAGGCCGTAGTAGAAGCACTTAATGTTGCTGAACTTGTATACAATGCTAAGTTAAAAGTATTCCCAGTAGAAGCTGTGAAATTATGTACTGCTTTTAAAATTTCTGTTTTAAAAGTGTTTGCTACTGCCGATGTTATTGCCATAAGTTTTCTCCTAATTATTGAGGCGGTGACTCGATTGGTATTCGTACTGTTCCATCCGTGTAATCGTCTCTTCTTCGTCTTCCAATTTGCATTGCTGCAAACTTTTGTAGTTCTTGTTTATACTTTCCTTCATATAATGTCAACATATCCATTGGACCTTTTAAGAATCCATATGCCTCTGCTAAACATGCATATAAAAGCCCTTGTGGGAAGTACTTACTAACATAAGTCCCAGAAGTCTGTGTTTCCAAACCAGGTGGAATTTTATTAAAATATATTCTAAAATTGTAATTAACATCCGGTGTAGGTGCTAAATAAATAGATCCTGAAGTACTATCAGTAGTTCCTGTAGCTCCTCCAAACATAGCATAATACTTAGGTTTTCCTGTTACATCAGCTCCTGAAGTAGTTGATCCTTCAGGGCCTGTTAATCTTCCTACGTATTCAGTTAAAAAAGTTTGATCACGTCTCTCTAACCACGTACCTTGCTCAGTGGTATTTGATGCATTAAATACCTCCACTCCTCTTACAAATAAGGTTCCTGCAGGAACTCTAATATTATTCACATCTGCAGCCATAGTTCCTTCATCTACAAATCTATCTGAATCCATAGGAAGATCATTTGAAATTCTATATTCTGCATTTTCTATAAATCTACCTAGAATAGCACCAGTAAAAACAGTACTGTCTACTTCAGTATAATTTCTAATGTCTGTTTCTAAGTCTGAAAGTGTATATGCTGCCATTATGCTTCTATGGTTACCGGTCCAACGGACACTGGATAACCACCTCCTTCTATTCCCCCTGCTGTAGCTGTATCAGTATTCACAACAAAATAAAACCAGTCAGTTGTAAAATCTGTATCTCTGGCACCTGCTACATATTTTCCTGTAGTTATAGCATAGCCTGCGGCTAAAGCAATTTTAGCTCCTGTAATTCCATCCACATCTTGTGGATTTGTATAAGCTCCTGCTGTTGTTGGTGTTCCTCTAAAACGGTAAGTGCTTCCATTAGTTAAACCATGATTTGGTACATTAACATTTATATAAGCAGATCCTGCACCGTAAGTTGTAAAAGGATTGAAAGGCATTAATTGTGTAACTGCCGGAGCAGTTCGTGAAGGTCTTGCATGTTCTAAACCTTGAGGATCAGCTCCTATGGGATGTGGTTGTAATTGAGGTTGTTTAACCTCGAATTCAGAATTATGCACCCACGCACCAGTCCATTCTTGTACCATTTCTCTATATGGAAATGCTGCACCAGACCTGTCTGATATTGCAAGTGCTCTTCTACCTTTTGAAAATCTAGCCATTATTTTTTAGTAAAAATTTTATAAGATTTTTTTACATCACTCCAATCTAAATTCTTTTTTTTATGAAAAGCTTTTTTCCACTTTTTTTGATCTTTGGTTAAGATTTTTTTAACGATTCCCATTCCTTTAGTAATTAATGTCATTATTTATCCTTCTTTTTACTCTTTAATTTTTCCCTCACCACTTTCTGTCCAACTGCAATTGCACCCGCAGCATAAAGTGGTGCATTAGTTTTTGGATTTTCCACCCCTTCCTTCGCTGTTTTAAACACTTTTGAAGATGCTACATTTCTTTGCGCTGTTTTAACTTTTGTTTTAACTTTTTTTAATACTACTCCCATTCCTTTAGTTATAAGTCCCATAATTTCCTCCTATATGTTTGGATAATAAGTTTTAGGTGTTATATAAGTGCTAGCTGCAGAACCATCTTCTGATAATGCTCTAGCAAATTCGTCTTCGTATAATAATTTTAATTCTTGTGTTCTTTGAGGTGCAAACTTCATAGATAAATAATAAGATAATCCTGATATCATTGGTGGAATAAATCTATAAGGAGCATCTGTTGCATTTGTATAAGCTCCTGCATCTTGAATTCTTTTTACATAATAAACATTTAAATAATTATCTGCTGCTGTTGAATTAGGTAAAGGATAAATTGTAATAGTAACTTTATCTACAAATCTTTGAACCCAGTATTGTGATGGTGTTCCAAGCGATGCTTTATTTGCTGTTGCAGAATAAGCGTCTCTTGCAACTTTAGTTA